AACGGTTGCCAAGCCGTATGAACCTCAAGGATCAAGTGAAGCGCGCAACCAACAAGGAAAAGGTCCGACTGGCCTACCTTGAAACCCCCACGGCATTCTCCGATGAGATTGCAGAGCGGACGGGCCTGACCAAGGGTCAGGTCAAGGGCGCGCGTAGCGCCCTCGTGAGCAACGGCCAGCTCCCTTACATGTACGGCCTCTACGGTGCCATGCACTCAGAGCAGGTCATGTCGGAGGTGCTGGCGTGAAGCTCTACATTGCAGGCCCGATGTCGGGAATCCCCGACTACAACTACCCCGCATTCAACCGCGCACAGGCCAAGCTTGAAAAGGCTGGCTACGAGGTAATCAACCCAGCCCGTCAGGGCTACGGGCTCCAGTACCCCGACTACCTCGCCCTGGCATTGGCTGACGTGTTCGCATGTGACGCCATTGCACTCCTCCCCCGCTGGGAGGACTCCCCCGGCGTCAAGGCCGAGCTGGCCTTGGCTGACGCTCTGCACAAGGACACCTCGCCGGTGAGCTTCTGGCTTATCCGCGCCGCACTCGCCAAGGGGGTCAAGATTGCCGATGGCGCTTGAGGTACGGGGCAGTGGCTACGGCCACCGCTCAGTTTCACAGGTCTCCAGCTACGCACAGTGCGCAGAGGCCTACCGACTCTCACGAGTCGCCAAAGCACCGGCACGGCCAGCCGCGTGGTTTTACCACGGAACGGCCTACCACTTCGCTGTAGAGGAGTACGAAAACAGCGGACGCCGACTCAGTAACTCAGTGCTTGAGTCCCTGTTCGTGGACATGTTCCGCGAGGAGGTAGCCAAGTCCAAGGAACGCTGGCCCGATGAAAAGGACTGGCTGACCGGGGGCAACAAAAAGGGCTGGAAAGACATTGAGGACCGGGAGGCCATGGGGGTCTGGCAGGTTCACGATTACGTGGAGTTTGCCGAGGCTCACAAGGATGTCTGGCGCATTCTCCCAATCGGAGACGGCAAGATTGCCACGGAAGTGCCCTTCACGATCAACCTTGGCGGCGTAATCGTCAACGGATTCATTGATCAGATCAGGGAGTACCGGGACAACTCGCTTGAGCCGGCCGACCTCAAGACGGGCTCACGAGAGCCCGCCAGCTCCATGCAGTTGGGCGCGTACGCGCTGGCTGTAGAGCAAAACACGGGCATCCGGCCCACCACTGGTGTGTTCATCAAGGCAGGCCGACCGGCCACCGCCAAGGTGGCTGAGAAGCCTACCAAGGACATCAAGTGGGGTCTGGATGATTGGACGCCCGAGCTGCTTGGCTCCATGTTCAAGGACATGGACCGGGCCGAGAAGCTAGGCATCTTCCTGCCGAACCCTCAGGACGGTTGCGAGAGGACTTGTACCGTCGCTGAGCACTGCCGCATCAAGGGCTGGGGCGACCGGGCATCGTTCGCCACGATCACCACGCGGGCCGCATGAAAATGCACATAGCCCCGAGGGGCACCATGCCACGCATGACGGCCACCAACGGCTGGCAGGAGATCGGCACCGTAAAGGAGCTGACCTACGAAACGGAGACCGAAACTCTCCATGGATTCAACGGCTCAAAGGTCATACCCACAAGCCGCTCTGTCCGCCTGGACTTTGCAGACGGCCGCACGCTCTATGCGCCGTCCGCCACCTTCAAGAAGGTCTCAGACAATGAGTTTGAGATTGTGCTTGACACCTATTCATTCCCCCAGCGCTACATGCTGGGAACCGATCAGGAGCAATCTTTGCCTTTCGTGCACAACAATCGCCGGACCTACATGAACGGTCAGGGCCGCACTATCGAACTGGGAACCAACGGTTACCACCCCGAGCTGGCCGTCGCTGGTAGCACTCGGACGGTTCTCAAGAGCGAGGACATCCCCCAGTTCGCTTACGAGCTGTTCGCCAATTCTGGCTACACCCCTCGTGCTCGCATCAACCTTCCCGGTGGCGGTACGCCGTTCATCAGCGTAGGAACCGGCGACGAGCAGGCCCGCATCAACACGCCGAGCAACGAGAAGCAGGCAGAGCGAAACCTGAACTTCGCAATCGCCAACCTCAAGGCGTACCAGCAGTGGGTTTCTGTGACCAAGCCCGCCATCGAGCGGAAGAAGCAAGAGGATCTTGCCCGCCTGGAGGCCGAGGCTAAGGCCGAAGCTAAGGCCAAGGCCGAGAAGGAGGCCATCGAGAAGAAGCAGGCCGCGCGTAGCAAGGCCGGTCTCGATCTCTACAACCGCACGTTCGGCACCACGTTCTCCTCATGGGCCAGCGCCCACCTCAGCCTGTCCACCCGTGAGGAGTGGGCTGACAAGGCCGAGGAGATCGCCAACCTCAAGCGGAAGTCTGACCCGTTCCGGATCACTTCAAGCATGATCAACGCTGGCACGATCAGCGCCAGCAACCTCCGCTCCTCCATCTTTGGCTTCTAGCCACACCCCCCAACCACTTCCCGAGAGGAACCCTTTTGACCTTCAATGAAGCCCCCCTGTCCGTGAACTTCAAGCCGTCCAAGGACTACGACGCCCCGATGCTCACCATTCGGGCCTCCGACCCGGTGACGCTGAAATCCCACATCGAAGGCACCGCTGGTAGCGGTGTGCTGGAGTCCATTAGCGGTATTGACGCCCAGTTCAAGGCGGCCTACGGCCAGCCCTCCGGTGGCGCTCAGAACGTCCAGAACGTTCTCGGTGGCCAGCAGGTAGCAGTCCAGCAGGCACCCGTTCAGCAGGCCCCGCAGGCCCCGGCAAACGATGGCTGGGCACAGGGCCAGACCCCGGCATGGGGAGGCCAGCAGGCCGCTCCCGCCGCCCAGGCACCGGCTCAGTACCAGCCCGCCCCGCAGGCCGCTCCCCCGGCCGCCGCATCGGCCGGCGCACCGTTCATCCCGGCATTCGGCATGTCCGCCACGTTCCGCTCAGGTCAGGGTGCACGAGGCCCGTGGTCCGCGTACTTCGACCCGCGCCCCAAGCAGGTCACCGACGCTCTGCCGGTTGATCACACCGGCAAGGTTCCGTCCACCGACGACGTGAACCACCCCGGCTTGGCTGGCGGGACGCATAAGTTCAGCAAGTTCATTCGCTAAGTAGTCGCTGTAGGCGGGGGCTACGGCCCCCGCCGTTACAGATCGTCACTCAACGGAGTGACGAAAGACGAAAGACGAAAGAGACGTAATGCTTACGCTGAACCAAGGGCGGCGTAAGAACGCCGCCGCTGGCGAACCCCTCCATTGCCCACTTGGGGTGATGAATGAAAGCAAGACCTACTTCCGCAAGGGCCAGCTCACGCTGGTTGCGGCCGGTCCCGGCAGTGGCAAGTCCGCACTTGTCCAGTACATGCTCCAGCGTGGTAACGGATGTGGCGTTGACGATCCCGAGCGACTGGTAAACCGGACGTTCTATTTCTCGGCCGACTCTGACCAAACCACCATGTGGAAACGGTCAGCGGCCATTGCCACGGGACACACCCAGGACTCCATTGATGAACTGTTGTTCGAAAACAACATCGGTTTCATGGAGGAACAAGTCCGGCGCAGTGCGGGACACATGCGGTTCGATTACAACTCGTCACCGAGTGATGAGTATGTGCTTGAGTCAATCGCCGCTTATGCCTCCGCCTACGGGAGCTACCCAGAAACGATAGTCATGGACAACTTAAAGAATTTGTCCATCGACGGTGCTGAGGGTGAGTTCCAAGCGCTGGAGGAGGCGTGTGGTTTCCTACATGACCTCGCACGAGACACCAACGCCGCCGTAATCGCGTTACATCACGTAACGGGCGAAATGGAGGACGGCACCAAGCCAATCCCCCTCTCCGGTTTGCGCGGCAAGGTTTCAAAGACTCCCGAGGTTTGCGTCACCCTGCACAGGCGTGACGGCAACATGTTCATTTCCCCCGTGAAGAACCGTAACGGGGTTGCAGACGCGAGCGGGCAGTGGATACTGCCGGTCCATGTGGACCTAGCTCGCATGATCTTTACTGGATAGGAGTCACCATGCCAGATTTCAACGGCATCAAGACCGAGATTGTCGGTCCCATGGAGCACGAGGAGAGCGGCGACGTTCTCGACCTCTACGTCAACTACGAGGGGTTGCAGGCGTTGCGTGACAACACAACACGCCCCTACTCCGAGTTCTTCGACGGCCTTCTCAAGCAGGTAGACAGCCGACTGGCTGAATACGAGGCCGACAAGATCGAGCAAGACCCCCTGCCTGGACTGTGATCACCACGGAGATTCACGGAGCCCCGAAGCTCCCCAAGGGTTACGAGTACTTTGTTCACATCCAGCACCCCACCCTGAGTGACCCGGCCGGGTTGGTCAAGCCGCCACGGCCACAGGCCACGGTGACGGTCTCCATTGTTGAGGATGTCTTTGGCTACATGGACATTCACTCCCAGTACACAGAGGTAACCCGCGCCCACCTCATGGGGGCCGTCGTTGCCGCCGCCACCCACGCCTACGAGGAGTGGGAGGACAGGCCGGTTGAGTAGGTTTCTCAAGTTCACAGACGCGGACGGTGACCCGATCTACATCCGTAACGACGTGATGGCCATCTACTCCAGTACCGAGCGGACCGCCGTTAGCGCCATGTTCAGCCCGAAGCCCTTGCTGACGGCCAGTGGGCCGGAAGTGCGGACTGTGGTTTCACAGTCAAGCGGTGGCTGGCATGTCCGCGAGACGTACGAGGAAATCCTCAAGGCAATTGAGGAGGCGGACCATGACCCTTGTGATGGGGATTGACCCGAGCATTAGCGGCACGGGCGTAGCTCACGTGAACGGTGACCTGGACACGATCAAAACCACCCCCAAGCAGGGGGACGGGGAGCGTCTCCTGATTATCTACCGGACACTGCGGGACTACGTATGGACATCCGGCACCGATAGGCCCCTCAGGATGCCCAAGCTGGCAGTGATTGAGGACTTACCGGCAAATGCCATGAGCGCCGGTATTACCGGCCGCTCACAGGGCATCGTGCGGCTTGTGCTCACACAGTTCAAGGTTCCCTACGTCGCCATCCCCCCGGCGACTTTGAAGAAGTTCGCCACGGGCAAGGGCAATGCAAAGAAGGACGCCATGCGAGAGGCATGGCTGGCCTACAGCGGCGAGGACAACAAGGACGACAACCAAGTT